GATCGCAGCGAGGACCTCTTGCGGAATACCAGACCGGTAAGCGTACTGGTCAACGAACTTGATCTGACGGTCTTCGATACCGCAAGACTTAGCGAGTTCTGGCAGGTTGATGCCACCCATCGCGCCACGATCCTCAGTATGCACGTACAATACGGCATCGCTGTGTTTCTGCGCCCACATGCCGAAAGCCAAGAAAGCCTCAGGGAAAGCCTTCCGGTTTAGGCCTTGTTTACCGCCTTTATTGGCACTATTCATGCCGACGATGAATGCGTCTTCTGGGATTTCCATGAACTGCCTGGCGGTGATTTCACCTTGTGAGCCGGCGATTGATTTGGTCGGTTTGAAGATGTTGGTATCGATAGCATGCGGGACGTAGAGCGTCTGCAGGTCGTGGCGTTCTAACATCGCCTTGCCGAACTTCGACATCGCGATCGGAGTTACGTTCGGTTTACTGCACCAAGCCACAACATCGGGTGGCGCTGGGGTGTGGTCGATCGGCACCCACGAAGCGACCTGATCCACCATATCCCACTGGCGGCCTTTCAACACCCACGTATCAAAAAGGGTCACTAAGAGCGGGTCGTGGTCTGGATTTTCGTGCGCCCACGCCATCATGTGCGCCGGAGCGACATCGTTGCTGTACAGGTCGAAGCCGCGTGAGAAGTGCTTTATGCCGTGCCAGTCTCCGACTGTGCCTTCGAGACCGTAGTTCGACGCGATCGCGACTTTGTGGCCGGCTTCTTTGAGGCGCGTGGTGACTTGCGCGGTTTGCTGCCCGTAGCCGGTAGCGGCCCACGGGCTGTTGCTGAACCAGAGTATTGCGCGGCTCCCGCTCGCACCAGCAGTTGTGCTAGGTGTGGCGGCACGTTTAGCAGGGTTCCCAGAACGTTTATTTCCATGAGCCATCGGCCTTGTCTTTCTGTGCGCAGGTGGGGTGTCCCGGTGGGCCGCAGTCCTGCGCTGCCCACGACCCACCGGGACGATTACGTCATCGAGGCTTAGGAAGCGCCACCGATGAAGTACTTGATGTGCGAAGACTGCGGCAGATCGCCGTCCACGCGGAAGGTCGCACGGAAGGTCACCAGACCGTCAGCGAACGCGTAATCGTCGCTGCGATCCAAGCGGATTCCACCGACCTGGCGAACCATGTACGACGGCAGGTGGCCGGCGATAACGCTCTTCGCGCCAGTGCCGACAGAAGCCATCGCCGGGTTCTCGATGAGCGGGTAGCCAAGCACACGGTCAGGCGTGGACTCAGCGAGGCTCGGCTGGAACACGTAGTTACCAGCGCCGTCCTGGATCTTCCGCATCGCAGCAATAGCGTTGCCGCTCGCCATGATGGAGAAGCCCGGAAGCATCCGAGCAGCCGCGTCGGTGCTGTACACCAGATCGACAAGGTTGTCGAAAGTGAACGCGCCACTGACAGCGGTTGATCCGGTCACGCCGGAGCCGGCAGCCGCGACGACACCCTTGGGCTTGCTGGAGCCGTCGCCCGTGGTGAGCGCGGTGTTCACGGCGAAGCCGAGAGCGTTACCAACGTTGGCCGAGATCAGACCGAGGATATCAACGCCGGCATCTTCAAGCAGTTCGGTCGAGACCTGGGTCAGGAACGAGTACTTGTAGGCACCGAGAGTGATGAACGAGTTGAACGTCGGATCGGATTCGCCGATCGTGTTCGCCTCAGAAGTGATCGTGCCAGTGCTGTAAGCCGACAGCGACGGAATCTGAAGATCCTCGCCACCAGCGGTGTTCAGCACGGTCGCGACATCGAGCATCGGCCCGACAGCGCGAGCGAGCATCATGACCTGATCGTAGAACGACGTCGGGACCGGGCTGCCAGTGGAGCCGGTGGTGACGTCGCGCTTCTCGAACGTGAGCGAGCGGTGCTCGCCACGAGCCAGAGCGCGAATCAGTTCCGCATCAGTTACGGTCTCCAGAGCAGGAGCCGAAACAGTGCGTGCTTCTTCATGTGCAGCAGTCGCGTCGGCGATCTCCTGCTCACGTGCTTCCAGCGAACGGAAGTCGTCGATCCGAGCCTTCATCTCGTCCATGCGAGCGAAAGCACGATCAACCGACTCACGTTCGGTTGAGTCGAGAGAGCGGTTCTCGGCTGCGGCGCGGTCCAGGATCTCCTTGGCCGCCTCGTAAGCCTTGGCTCGCTCCTCGATCTGTGCCTTGATGTAGTCAGCCATTCGCTGACTCCTTTCTTGATCGAGTGTTTACCATTAGCGCAGGGTCTTCCGGTGCGGCTCCGCAACCGGAACCAACGAGCGCGGCTCCGCAGCCCGTGGTGGTGGAAACGGACGGAATCGAACCGCACGCTCCCGATCAGAATCACACCGCCTTAGCGAGCAACTCCAACTTATCCTTCAGAACGCCGATCATCTCAGCCGGATCAACAGCCGGCTCAGACTTCACACGCTGACGTTCAACAACACCAACCAGCAACTCAGCCTGGTCATCATTCAACTCAGTGCCAGCCTCCAGAGCAGTCAACGCATCAGCAAGCGCATCAGCGTCAGTCTGTGTCCGTTGAGCCAACAACTGAGCCTTACGGATCGTCGCACTAGTCGACTCATACGCCGGGAAACCCGTCACCACGCTGACTTCCCGCAGAGCGATCTCGTTCAGGTACCGGCGTTGCCCGTCGTCGCTCCACTCATCACCACCACGCGGGACATGGAACCCGAACGACATCGAATCAACATCACCACGCTTCATCAGCGAAGAAAGATCACGAGCATAGGTAGTGTCAGGCATGTCGGCATCAACACGCAAACCACGACTGTCTTCGCTCAGGCGCAAAGACCCCGAACGGGTCGATGCTAACACCATAGTGTCGTCGTGGTTCACGAACATCTTGATGTTATTGCGGGCTGACAACGTGCGCTTGAACGCACCCGGCCTGATCTGCTCGACAAACGGCAGCGGTTCACTGTCGCTGTTGAAAACCGCAGCGTAGCCAGAGAACGACGAGCCACCGCCATCTTGCCGCAGTTCCAAATCCTGCACCTGCATCTGGCGCAACTCAACCTTACTCATCGCGTTCCTTTCTCCGCCAGGCTCCAAGCCTTCAGCGATCGAAACCGCCACCATCTGATCGATCGCGGCTTGCTTCGTTGTGTGACAGCCGATCACTTCGCCATCTTCTTTGATAGTCGCCCAACCGTCACAACCAGCAGCGCCGTCCGTGATGAAATAGGGCATCAGGTCTGCACCTGCCTCAACACACCAACCTCGCACTCCTGGCCATCAGTGACACCAGTGAGCGCTTCACCAGCGTACAACAGACCTTCCCAAGTTTTCCCTGCTTCTAGAACCCACGCGCTGCCAGCGCTGTTGTTGACGTGCACGTCGTGTGCTCCGTTGAATTGCTCAGCGAAGCCTAACTGCAAGAAAGCAACAGCGCCATTGCCGCCGACATCAGTGAATCCCATAACATAACTAGTGGAAGGCGCTAAAGTGTGCACTTTAGTGAGTGCAAGTGCTCCTCCTGCTTGGTTGCTGGCTGGCACGTACTCTTCTGAGATTACTGTACCGCCGCTGACAGCAGTCGCGGCGGACAGTACACTATTGGCCGTCCGCGTGCTTTCCCGATTCAAGTTGAATGAAGGCACCACCGTGGCGCTACCGAACGTCGCACCCTCGATCAACTCGGCACTGATCGCGCTAGAAGACGCTACAATCTCGTAAAACTCGAACTGCGCACCGAACTCACCAGTAGTGATCTGGAAATGAACGCTTCCGTTGTTCGGGATACTGAAACGATCAGCAGCGAGGAACACATAGCCAGACTGCGCCAGAGACTCCGCAGTCGGCACGGGCTGGTGGTTGGTTAGCGTGACGCGTTGCGGTTCTGGACTCGGCGCACACAACTCTACAGATGTGGTGCCGACCGTGTAAACAGTAGAGGTTATGGCCACAGCATCTCCAACAGAAGCAGTTCGTCTTCAGACTTGCGCCTGATTGAATCAAAATCGATATCTAATACGATCGGTCGAACGTCCAACCTGCTTGTGCCAAGCATGCGCGATGAACTGGCAGAAGCAGCACGCACCAAAGCCTCAACATTCACACGCCCAAGCACTAAACCGCGAGAACGGCTTTGGCCTGCCACTGTACCAACGGCGTGCGTGGGGGTTGGAGGAGCCGGCAGATAGACTTGGTATCGACCACCACGGCGTGCGGTTTGCGCGACACCAACAACTGAACCGGCGTTGCTGGAGACGCCTCGAACCTCGCCGAACGCACCCTCGGCACCTACAACAACACCAGAAGAAGTCCCAGCGCCAGAGACAGACCCCGAATGGCCAAGGACACCTACAACCAGGCCAGTGGTTGTGCTGTCGCCGATAGCGTAGCCAGTCCCAAACCCACCAAGCACGTCGGTGTCTAAAACGCCAAGCGTGGCCGAGTCTAACGTGAACAGACCGGCCATGGACTAACTCACAGACTCAGAAAGGTTCCCAGACGCGATCGTGTAAGTACCAGAGTTCGAGAATGTCTGAGACGTGTCCAAAGCACGAGACCCGTAAAAAGTCCCACCAGAAGACGCCGACCAATAGCCAAGGTATGTGATAGTCGTTGAAGTCGGCACGTCGAACACGATTTGCGCATCAGTGGCAGCAGTGCCACCGGCAGCGGCAGCCCAAGAGATAGCCTTGCGAGCATAAGAACCACCGGTCACTTCAGCAGATCCAGACGCATCAGGCTCAGCGGTGTGCAGACTCGCATACGCAGCAACGGCAGTCAAACCACCGACCTGCGCGTTTAGGCCGTTGTCATTCAGAGCCATCAGTTTCCTCCACGATTTCAGAGATGTTGCCTTGCGCATCGCGCTTTATTTTACGGACGCGAGCAGCGCGACCATCATCTTCAGCGATCTCAGATATATTGCCATGCGCGTCACGCACAACACGCCGAGTCACCAACTTAGGCTCCGGCAAGCCGACATTCACAACGGGCGGTTGCATCGAACGGATAGCGCCACCGATCGCATCAGCAAACGCAGCCGGATCGATATCACGCACAGGATAAGCCGCCTCGGGATCAACTGGG